GGCGGCGGCGCGGGCGGCGGTGGCGCTTCTGGCAATCCGAGCGCAGGCGGCCCTGGGTTGGTTTGGCCTGGAAATGGTACTACCTATGCTGGTGGAGGAGGAGGGGGAGGGGGCCCTCGATCCGGATTCCCAACAGGTGGATCTGGCGGCCCTGGAGGTGGTGGTGCTGGCAGTCCGTCTGGCGGTCCACAAGGATTCCCATTTAGACAAGGCGGCAACGGCTCCGATGGTCAAGGCGGTGGCGGTGGCGGAATTACTGGTGGCGGTGGTTCTGGACCTGGTATAAGCGGCCAAGGCGGCCGTGGGATAGTTATTGTTCGATATTTATTATAAATGCCAATCTTTAAAACTACTTTAAACATATTAAAAATTGTTGACGCTGATGAATTGCATAATCGCAATTGGATGGATTCAAATACTTTACAACTACCGCCTGGCGGTCCTGACAATCCAAATTTAAAATGGGATTATTCTAGAGAGATGCGGGTAGAAGATGTTGATATTTGGGAAGTACTATACGAAGCATCGGGCGGAATAGGAGTATATGTTGCATGGCTTCCGTATGCAGAATTTTATATGATCACTACTGGGTGGGTACCTAAGACTATCAATGATCGAGTAATAGAAACATATTACGGCCCAAACTCTCAGTCGACTGTATACAAAAGAGCTACAGAATTAGGAATCCCGTTACATATTCAACAAGTTTGGGTTGACGACACCGACATGTGGTTATACAGTAACACTGCTCCATCTGATAAAAAAATTATTTTAACTTAAATATTTTTTTTATAATAATTTAAATTTATCACACACCTTACTTTTTCGTCTGTACATGATGTTCCTGCATGTAAGAGTGACGAATCAAAAGTTACTAATCTATTTTCTATAGAAGAAACAACAGTCTCATTTTTAAATTGAGTATAACCGTTATTAGTGTTTACATAAAACACAGCAGTCTCACCATTAAAATTTGGTTCATCTACGTGATAATCATAAAGAATAATTTTATTAGTTACTGGTATTAAATTTGCTTTTATTCTTACTATTGCACTAGGATTAATAAAAGATATTAACGGAGCAATAACAGTCATCCAATTACTTGAACCAGTATAGTCGTGATAAAACGTATGTGTAAACTGATAATTAAATCTGTCCTCAATAATAGAATTTTTAAAAACTTTTGATGAATTTAAAAACCAAGGAAAATCAGCTCCTAACAGTGTAGTTTTAAGTAGTAAAAAATCTTTATCATTAAGACAATGGTCAGTTATGTTATGCATAAGTATTTGAAGTATCTAATAATATATTGCCAGATAATGAAATTCTTGTTCCTTCGGAGGTATAAAATGGATATACACAATGTAGCATCTTAGCTGGAAATAAAATAATAGTGCCTTCCCAGGAGCTATCTAAAAATAATCGCTCGATCATATTATTCCCTAACATAGATGAATAAGCTAATTCAAAGCAGCCTGCATATTGACTAACTCCTTCTTTACTATGTTCTTTTTTTAAATCGTACGGAATATTGATCCAGCAGCTATAACCAAGTACGCCGTCGTGGAAGTGATTTGGAATAAATTCATATTTCTTTTGAAGATTAAACCAAGGCTGACCTAAAGAAAACGGAACGTCATTAGTTAACACAGTGTTATGCTTTTGATACCTAGGAAATTTATTAAAATACCCGTTGATCAACGTTGAAATATACAAATTCCATTCGGCTAGGTTATCTCTTAACGCCACAGTAAATGGAACGCCGTTACCGTTTATAGCAGTATGATACTCGACTAAATGATTTTTATTTTTAATTTCTAATTGAATTTTTGAAAATAACTCTGCAGGAATTTTATCTTTAATATATCCGTAATTTTCTAAAGTAATAGCTTCCATTTAGTTTATCCTAAAATTCATAGAAATACCGATTCTATCCTCTGTGCTAAGATTTTTTTCAACCATGTGTAATAAATTTGATCTAAAAATTATTAATTTTGAATTAGCTGGGGTATAAAAGCAAGTTTTGAAATTAGCAGGAACTTTTAAATTAGTAGGAACTGGGCACATATCAAACATTGATTCAAAACTTTTAAACACTATGTTACCACTAGTTGGACCAGCTTGTACATAGTAGACAGCACTAAAGTGGCTGTCAGCATGTTGATGATATTCTTGATAGTTTCCTGGTTCAGAAATGTTGAACCAATAATTTGAACAAAATAAACTACCCCCTTCTACTCCAAATTCTTTAGCAAATTCTGCTACATGCGCAGTGACTATGTTTATAAGATTTGTTAATTCACAGTCATGCACTTGATCTATTGAATGATCGTAGTCTAGTGTGTTAAATGTATCGCATCGCCATTCATTTTTTAAACCATCATTTTTATTTTTTAGAATATAGGCACTGTCTTTTAATATTTCATTATTAACAGATTCAGTTAGATTAATATTATAAATTAGTGTAGGAAACCATGGATCGACAGTCATTTTGTATATGTGATGTAACTTTTATTAACAGTTTTTTTTCTAAGATCTTCTCGCATCATTCCAAGCTGGGGCCGAGTATCAAATTTATATTCTTTATAAGGTCCGTTAACATTAACATAATGAAAAAAACCTTGTACGTGCCACGCATCCTCGTCATTGTTTTTAAACTCACTACGCCAATGTTCTAAATCGCATCCTCGATAGATGGCCATATCCCCTGGTTCTAAAACAACAGGATTCCCTTCGATAAAAAGAGGCCATTGATAAGTGTTACTGTCATAGCTATAGTTAAAACACAATGTTACTGAAATTTCGCATGATGGTCGATCAATATGTGGTTTTAAAATGTTACCAGGCCTGTAAACTCGGTAATATGAATAAGTTGGATACAATTCAAAACCAGTATTTTCTTGCACTATTCTTCGTAAATGCAACATCATAGTTTCCATAGCAGGGTCTGCATATACAGAGTGAGCTATTGGAACTTCCGGCTCATACACTCCAATTTCTCTGTCGTTAAATCGCTGACCCTCGTCAAACAATGCATATTGTGTGACAAAATCTCGCAGCTCTTTTGATATAGCTGATTTAATTATACAATAACCTGCTTGTTGAAATTGTTTAATATTTTTATCCATAACTAACTCCATTCTTGATGGAAATATTTATAACACAGCACTGATAAGTATGTATATATTGAGAGCTAATATGAAAACTAAAAATATTGTAGTATTAGGAGGAGGTACTGCTGGCTGGTTAACTGCGTTACTAACTAGAGAATTTTATCCAAATTATAGCATAACATTAATTGAAAGCACTAGTATTGGTATATTAGGAGCCGGAGAAGGTACAGTCAGTCATATAACACATATTTTAGATAAACTTAGGATCCCTGTCTCAGTTTTAATAAAAGAGTGCAAAGCAACAATTAAAACAGGAATAAATTTTGTAAATTGGCATGGGGATAACACGTCTTATTATCATCATTTTATTGCAAATTATAAATTAGAACACAATATTTTAGACGAGTACGGTTTTAGTAATATGTTATACACATATATGATCGGAAATGATATTTCGTTAGATAATATTAATTTTATGAAACAACTATCGGGACACTGTAAAGTCCCGTTTGTAAAAAAAAATAAAGACCCCAATGATTACTCAGATCCTATTCTAGGATTAAATCAGTTCGGGGGCTATGCTTTACACTTTGATGCAAGATTATTGGCAAACTTTTTTAGCACAGTGGGTCAACAACAAAGAAACATAACTAGAGTTGAAGGAACATTTCAATCTGCTGTACAAGATGAATATGGAAATATAACGTCAATTATGTTAAATGGGGAAAGATCTGTTCCTTGTGATTTTATATTTGATTGTTCTGGATTTGCCAGATTAATATTGGGAGGAGTTTTAAAAGAAGAATGGAAAAGTTATAAAGAACATTTGCCAGTTGATACTGCAATACCATTTTTTATAGATCATAATAACGATGTTCCTGCACAAACTGATGCAATAGCAATGAAACATGGGTGGATGTGGAAAATCCCAGTGCAGGGCAGATATGGTTGCGGGTATGTATTTGATTCTGATCATGTATCACACGATGCTGCACTAGAAGAAGCAGAAAAATATTTTGGACATTCGTTAACTTCGCCTAAAGTTTTTAAATTTAATGCAGGTACACACAGACGAACATTAGTAAAAAATTGCCTTGCTGTAGGCCTTGCAAACGGATTTATTGAGCCTTTAGAAGCTACGGCTATATGGACAACTAGTATGAATTTAATGAATTTTTTAAGAGCAGATATTATTAATAATAACACTCCTGCTACTGCAAAAATAATAAATGAGAGGTACGAAAAAATAGATAGCGAAGTATTAGACTTCATTTATCTACACTATTTAACTTCTCGGGCAGATAGTGAGTTTTGGCGAAATTTTAAGTCAAATACAAAAATGCCAACTAGCTTACAACACCGACTAGCACAGTGGGACGAAATCCCAATAGTTGATCATCTCATGAACGGCCCGGCTGATAATTTTGAAGGTAGTTGGTTAATTGTTAGTGCAGGATGTAGAATCTTTGATAAACAAAAGTTTAAAAATATAGCAGATAAATTTAATTACAAAGAACGTATAGGGTTGAGATATCAAACATTAATTGATACACAACGACAAGTAATTGAAGAATGCATGACTCATAAAGAATTTATAGAATACATGCATTTTTATCCTAGTTTTGTGGCTAATTAATAATCCCTAATCTATGTTTATTAAAGTTATTTAAATTATTTGTAGAGTTGTTTGATTAAAACGGTTGGTCTAGAATCCACGTCACTAATGCATATTTTGTTCCTGATGTTACTGGCCGCGCTATGTGAGCGTAAGCAAAATTAGAAGGAAATAATATCAACATTCCTGCTTCAGGTTTAATTTTAACATTAAAATTTGGAAATTCTAGTTCTCCCCCTTCGTAGTCGTCGTTTAAGTACGCAATTGCAGAAATTGCTCTTTTTATTCTTGTGCCACCATCATAATGTTTTTTGTATTCTTGATTGCTGCTATACTTTAACAATGAATACCCTTCATGGTACAATGTTTCTTGAATACCGTATCTGTTACTATAGGGATTTGTAGCAGCTAATAATAATGTATAAAATTGATTATGTATATTTTGAAGTAGTAAATTATTAGTAATTCCCGCTAATTGACTAACATGCATAATATTATTAGTTCTAGAATCTTGAAAAGCACCTTGTCCGATAGTTTCTGCTCTAGACCAGTGGGCACCTGAATCAGGAGTTAAACATTCTTTTTCAACTCTCAAAATAGTATCTTTTGGGTCAGGCCAGACATTTTCAAAAATATCTATACACCCTGCAATTGTTGCATCAGGAATTAACTCTCCTGGAAAAAATCCGTTAATGTTTAAAGCTGCCATATTAGTCCTAAAATTAGTCCTAATATTTATTTGTCATATCGTAGCCTACGATTATTTTTGAATATTAAGTTTTAACTTCTTCCCAGTCTCTAAGTTTGTTCATTAGTTGTTTTCTAACTAGAACAATATTTTGTCTAGAATCAATTGCTGCTGATGGCAATCGATTATTTAAACTTAAATCTTGATGTTGTTGATCAAGGCACCTAACTTCTTTTAATAAATTTTGTAACATGCCCTGCAGTTCTAATCTTACTGATTCGTTAGAAACAGCGGAAATCTTTTCATTAAACGTATTATATTCTTTTTGGAAATTTTCACTTTTTTCTAAATTAAGCATTTCTATTCCTTATAAGCTATCGATGATATCAATTACTGTTTGTATTTTAGTTTGAATAATTTTATTACGCAAACTTAGATCAAGCCCTTTGTGTACTGGCTTAGGTAAATTATTTAAATCAAACCATCCCCAAGCTGCGTGTTCTTGGCTAAGTGTTGGCACAAATTCTGATTCAACTACACAAAAATAAGTATGAAAGTTAAACAAGCTATCATTACTAACAAAGCGTTCTAATGGTATTGTTTTTTTAATTTCTGGAAGAAATCCAATTTCTTCCTCAATCTCACGTTTAAGGCCTTGCCATGCAGATTCTCCTGAGTGATTAGTGCCGCCTACTAGTACCCAGCGCCCACTGTGTCTGCCTTCATTTTTTTGTAATAGTAGAAATCTCTGAGTATTCCTAGCACATATAAGTGCTCCGGAGCAGTCGATTTCCGTTACATTGATATTCTCCATTGGCCCCTCTTATATTCACCTTCAAACGATTTAACCCATTCTACACCGTTCCACTTGTACTGTGCAGTAGTATAAAAGTTTGTTTGATATATAATTATGTCATCGTGATCATATGAAGAAAATATCACATGCCACTGGTTGTTTTTCCATTCAATAATATCGTTGGCTGCAGCAATAAAATCACTACCGTCGGTGTTTTTCCAAGCAGTCGGCCCTTCTTCATTGAACGTTAACTCATACGTTACCTTGCTGCCTACTTGTATATTGTTGGTTAGAGAAATAACGTAATACCCATCTCGATTTATAGGAGCAGCTAATCCAACTTCTACACCGTCGACTATTACTTGACAATCATAAACTCGACCAAACTCAACTCCGGTATTAATCTTGTTTATTTTAGACGACGCAATAAAAGTTTCTCGAACCCAGCCTCCTATACTTTCAATTATAAGATATCGTATACCTTGGGTAATAGGCTGATCTGTAGTTTCTTTATTAGGACGTTTTGGATTAAATGCGCTAGGATCAATGACAGCGTCAAATGTTCCTCTTCCTGTTGCAGAACTATACCCTGTATCAATACTTTCAATGTTTCCGCTACTGTCAATATAGTTATTTGACGGGAATGTGTCGGTATCCCACGCAGCTACCATTACAGTATCATCTTGCGGATGAATACTTAGTGTGCCCACAACTTCAGTTGCATCTGCCTGAATAAGATAAATTTTACTCAACCCAGGAGTAAATGTTCCGGGGTATTGATCAGTAATCATCTTCCATGATAGATATGTACTAGCACCTGTTTCGTTGTTAATCAATCTAGCAGTACTACCTTCAACAAAAATATCATAATTACCCACAGTTACTATTTCTTCTGTAAGGAAATTAGATGGATTACGGACTCCTACATTAGGATCAACACCTAACCCGTCAATATAATCTGCTGGCCCAGGGTCAATAGTAGAAAATATATTATTAATAATACTAGTAACAATTCCTAACTTTTTAACTTTAACTGGAGGACTAATCCATACAGGAGTTGTTAATGTTAATGATGCTACGTCAATGGCACTGTTTGTACCTGTTGGTATAGTTCGAGAACTAAACACAACATCCCCTAGCTCAACAACACTTAAACTGGTCCAATCAACATAGTTGTCAGTAGTTTGTATTTCCAAACTGGGATTAAACAACACAAGAATTTGTTCAAGTATTTGTAACTTCTGTTCAGTGTTAGCAGACCAAATATCAACCTTAACAGTTAGCGTGAAAGGTGTAGGCATGAGTCTTTCTACTGTGTAGTTTTTACCTTGCTCATTGGTATACATACCAGTGTCTTCATCTACCGCACGTTCTCTAAAATGCATTTTACCAACATAAGTAGCATCGCCTAGTCTATCTCTTGCTAGATCAAAGTCTGTAACATATACTGCAATTTTTGGTGTTGCAGGTAAGGTGTTTTCACTATTTTGATTGATAATGCTTGCTGCCTGTCGGTCAGCATCTCCGTACATAACTGGAACTCTAACTAGTGTACCGTCACCATACCTAACTACAAAATTACTAAGTAGTCTAATAATTTGTGTAAGGTATCGTCTTATCTGTCCGTCATAAAAATATTGCATTAGAAATCTGCCCTAGGTTTAAGTGCTTTAGATAGTGGTTGACGTTCTTCAACTGTATCTCCATCAATAACTGCACTATTAGTATTGTTAATAAAACCAGTTTTAAGAGTTTGTCTAGTATCAGTATTAGTTAATGTGTGTCTCACGGAATCCTCACGTTTGACCCACATAGATCCGTTGTATCTAAACAGTCTGTTTGGTACATAATCTGTACGTAAGAAATAATCTCCATCAGTTGCGCCACCTGGGAACGATAAACCAAATCCAAAATCTGCAACGCCATTATCAGGTACACCATCACCTACTAGATAGCCCATATAACCAGTGCGCTTTGGTCGATCAGCTATTCTACTAGCATCTAAACTAGTGTTATCGCTGAATAAATCTGTTTCGTCTGCAGTTCTAAGTGCAGGCTTACCTGCCTCGTCAACTGCCAGGGTATAGAACTGCTGAGTTTCATATCCACTTTTAGGAGCATCTGCTTCTGCTTGAGCAATGATAGCATCATTAATCTGAAGATTTTTAAACTGTGTGCTGAGAATACCTTGTATGCTTTGTCCACCATAAGAAGAAAAGTAACTAGTGTTTGGCGGAGCATTTCCAGTAGTGGTAGCAGTTACAGTATATAGAGTACCCTGATATCTAATAATTTGACCAGCTGTGTATGTTACACCAGCAGAATAATCTCCAACAAAATTTGCATCTTCGTCTGTGGGTTTGTTTAAAATATCTGCAAACTGTTGACCGGCAACTAGTTTTTTTAACTTCAATCTATATAGATGAGGATACCAGTCTCTGCTAAAACCTTCAGCAGCGCGACCCACATCTTCAATTACGAAATATCTAGGCAGTGCAACATCAGCTTCGTTAAGAGCAAATTCGTCTTTTAAATGTGGTAACTCTAGAACATCACCACTTAGCGGTTTACGACCAACGGTGCTGACTGTGTCATTAATATGCACAGTCATAAACACTGTATCTTGATCTAAAAATAACCCAAATTGACTTAGATTAAAATCAAGATCTTGTACGTTATAAATGCCACGAATTCTATAAATTGAACTGTCATACTTCCTATCACGATTTTCTAAGAATAGTAAATCTTGAATATTAGTTTCTTTGATAACATCATAATTAGGTTTGTCAATAGTTGACTCTCCAGTTAATGGATTTTTAGGACCTAGATATTTGTGAAAATACACATCAGTACCGCCTACCTGAAACATTTCAGATATGCTGCGATCTAGGAATTTATAATCGTTACCTTTTTCTGGTTTGTAAAGTGATAAACGTGGCATAGTATAATATTTAGCGTATAAATATAACGGGAGATTCAAATGTCAGACAATCCACAAGAAGTACGTCAACAAGTATACAATTACTGCCGCACAATGCTAGGTGACGGTATGGTAGATGTTGAGCTTGATCCGATACACTACGAAACTGCGTTAAATCGCACACTATCTAGATTTAGACAGCGTAGCCCTAACGCAGTAGAAGAAAGTTATAGCTTTTTAACCCTTGAGAAAGATAAAAATGATTACACACTTCCTGCAGAAATTATCAACGTTCAGTCAGTATTTCGTAGAACTTTGGGATCAAGAACTGGCGGAGGAACTGGTACAAACTTTGAACCTTTCAATCTTGCGTATACTAACACGTATTTGTTAAACTCAACAATGTTAGGTGGTATTGCAACATATTTCATGTTTGCCAGCTATCAAGAAATGGTAGGTAAAATGTTTGGCAGTTACATAGAATTCCAGTGGATTCCTACAAGCCGTACATTAAGAATTTTACAAAGACCCTTTACTGAGGGAGAAAGTATAATGCTACGTTGTCAAAACTACAGACCCGACTATACGCTTATTAACGATATCTATGCAGGACAATGGATCAAAGACTATGCACTGGCTATCTGTAAGATTATACTAGGCGAAGCACGTAGCAAGTTTGCAAATATTGCAGGTCCCGGCGGAGCAGGTGGGTTGAATGGTACAGATTTAAAATCTGCAGGTAAAGAAGAAATGGAAAAGTTAGATAAAGAATTAGAAACCTATGTTCCAGGTGGCACAGGATTAACATGGATTATTGGATAACATGAAAGTATACGAAGTTATTGTAGAAGCAGCACCACCTAAGCCAACTAAAAGACAGGCGCAATCTAGTCGCGGCCTAAACACTTATAAAGACGGTGAAAGAGCTGACAGTACGTATACTTCTTATAGATTAGGCATGGCAGTAGCAGGATCTAATGGGAAAGATCCCATTGATATGGACAGCAAAAGTTGGGCAGGAAAGACTAAAACTACTCACCCCTACACTAAAGAAGAACAAGAAATGTTAAAACAAGCATATAAAGCGGTTGGTGCAAAATATAAAGATCTAAATCATGGTGATATGCGCAGTTTAGAATTAGATACAACTAACAAAGTTAGTCCAGTTGCTAAACGCAAAACGAACAAATACGGTGTATAATCACTCTTGACAACATTGTAAAAATCCTGTAATATATATTATCACTGGGGGATAATATGATCATAGGCTTCGTGGGATTTATTGGTTCGGGCAAAGATACTGCCGCAGACTATTTGGTTAACTTTCACGGATTTCGCCGTGACTCATTTGCAAACACACTTAAAGACGCGGTGGCCGCTGTATTTGGCTGGGACCGCGTTCTCTTGGAAGGACGTACAAAAGAAGCTCGCGAGTGGCGCGAGCAACGTGACGATTGGTGGAGCAACCGTCTAGGCAAAGATATTACACCACGACATATCCTGCAGTATTGGGGCACTGAAGTATGCCGAAATGGATTCCACGATGACATCTGGATCGCTAGCTTAGAAAACAAAATGCGCAAAACCGGAGACGATATTGTTATCAGCGATGTACGTTTTCCTAATGAAATTAAAGCTATTAAAAATGCAGGCGGCATGGTAGTACGAGTAATTCGTGGCTCTGATCCAGAATGGTATCAAGATGCTTGGAACATGAATCAAGGCCCTACTAATATGTCATGGTCTATTAGTAAGATGCGTATGGAACAGCGTAAAATTCATGCTAGTGAAACAGCATGGATTGGCAAAGGTATTGACCTTGAAATAGACAATAACGGTACTATTGACGACTTGTTTAGACAGATTAAAAATCTGGTCGTAGATCGCCTTGACGCCACTGACCACCCTCTTTCTGAAGAACTCGTTGACAGTTTGCACACACTGTCTTAAGATTAGCAGGACGAGAATTGTTTAGATTTCCGTCTACGTGAAACACATTAAATTGCTCTTTAAATTTAGATTTAAATCCGCATTTGTCGCATACAGGTTTCATTCTGTAGCCGTCTTGAAACCATTTAGGTAGACCTTTTCCTACACCACCGTAGCGAAGACACACTTCGCATTTTTTGCGATAGTAGATTTTACCCTCTTTATAATAGTTAACGGCAGCTGGTCGTTGCCCGCAAAGGCACAGTGGTCTTGACATAATAGTATTTAGCTGCCCTTTTTCTTCCCTTTTCAGGTATATGTAAGCTAGCGGTTTTTGGTTCAAATCTATAAATACATGTAGAACAGAAACCTTAGGAGACTCCAAGATGGCATTAAGTTCACCAGGCGTAGAAGTCAGCGTAATTGACGAATCATTTTATACACCAGCAGAACCTGGCACAGTACCTTTAATTATTGTTGCTACAGCTGAGAATAAATCAAATGGCGGAGGGACCGGAACCGCCCCGGGTACACTTGCTGCCAATGCAGGGGAAGTATACCTCCTAACAAGCCAGAAAGATCTTGCAGACAATTTTGGAGATCCTATCTTCAAGACAGATGCAAGCGGCAATCCAGTACACGGTGGCGAGCAAAACGAATATGGCTTACAGGCTGCATACAGTTTGCTAGGTGTTAGCAATCGTGCATATGTTGTACGTGCCGACGTTGACCTAGCAGAATTAGATGCTAGTGCTACAGAACCAAATTCAAACCCAGCTAATGGAACACACTGGTTAGATACTAGTATTTCAGCATTTGGTATTTTTGAATGGAATGGCTCAGCCGCAACAACAAGCGCAGGACAGAAATTTACTAACAAAGTACCATTAGTAATCACAGATTCCACAAGGATTGATCCGTTAACTGGTGGTCCAAAGACATCAGTAGGCGCAGTAGGTGATTATGCTATTGTTTCAGTTGATACTGATTCAGATACTCCTGCACTTACTACACTACACGGCGATATCTTAGGAGTACGTCAGTCTGACAACACCGTATGGTATAGAAGCCGCGGAGTTGCCCCTGGACAAGATACTGGACAGTGGGTGCAAGTTGGCCAAGCAGACTGGTTTAAATCTCAACCAACTGTTGCCAGTAGCAAATCTAACCCTACAATTACTAGCGGTCAAACATTAATTATTAACGGTAGCAGTTTTACTGGTAATGCAAGTCTTGCAGCATTAGTAACGGCTATCAATGCTACTCCGCCAACTGCGGTGTCAGCAGCAGCGGTAAACGGTAAATTAGAATTATATTTCAATACTACTGCATTAGGTCTATCTACTGAAACTAGTACCACTGCTAACGGTATTAATCTAGGAGGCACTGCTGCATTACTAACAGAATTGAACTTACTCAGCACTACTACATATTTTGCACCTGCCTTGCAGATCAGCAAACATACAGTAGTACCTCAGTGGAAGTCTAGCGCAGTTGCTCCTCGACCAACTGGCAGTGTATGGATTAAGACAACTGAAGCTAACTTAGGCGCACGTTTCCGCGTTAAGCGTTGGAACGGTACTACACTAGCATGGGAAACAGTAAGTGCTCCGTTGTACCCTAACAATCATTCAGCACTATATGAATTAGATGTTACCGGTGGCGGCATAAATCTACCAGTTGGGCAATTATATGTACAGACTAATCACTCAGAAGATGTGGGGTTTGACGGTACTCCAAAACTAGCAAACTACAAAATTTGGAGAAGAGGCACAACCGGTGCAACTACAATTACTTCTAGTATTATCTCAAATCAGTTAAGTGCAGGCAGCAAAGGCTTTCAAATGGCAGAAAGTCTATTAGGAACCTCTACATTAGGTGACTATAATCTCAACGGTACATTCTCTGAAAAAACTATTACATTTACCGCAGCAGGTACAGCAGATGATGCTGACACTGTTGCCGGAGCAATTAATAGTGCAGGATTTACTAACATTGTTGCAGAAGTTGATTCTAAGAATAGAGTTGTAATTAGCCATCTTTTGGGCGGTGACTTCCGTGTACAAAACTCAAACGGTAACCCATTTACTGCAATGGGATTCTCAGCATATGACTATGAACCATCGAGTGGTACATTTGGCAGTGGAACAAGATTTGTGTCAACTGCTCCGGCAGGTGATTCTACAAACAGTGACTTTGTAGTAAGTAACTGGGAACCATTAGTATATGCAGCAAGTGCAGATGCTCCTGCTAGAATCCCTGAAGAAGGCCAACTATGGTACAGTTCAGTAATCGACGAAGTTGATATTATGATTCATGACGGCAGCGACTTTGTAGGCTACAAAACAGCAACAAGTCCTTACTATGCTAATGGTACAGATCCAGCTGGTCCTATTGTATCAGCAACAGCTCCAGAGAACGGCGATCGTTCAGACAGCGGAAATCTTGTAACCGGTGATCTATGGATTGATACTAGCGACTTAGAAAACTTCCCACAAATCTACAGATTTAATGCAGCTCTAGCAAGTTTACCAGTATCTAAGCGTTGGGTATTATTAGACACAACAGATCAAACAACAGAAGACGGTGTACTATTTGCCGATGCTCGTTATAATACATCTGGCGCAAACAGCTACGAAGCTGGCGCAATTGAAGACTTGTTAACTAGTAACTATGTTGACCCGGATGCTCCAGATCCAGCACTATACCCACAAGGTATGTTATTATGGAATCTACGTAGAAGCGGATACAATGTAAAATCATTCCGTCGTGATTACATTGACATTGCCGAAGATAATCCGCGTTATGATCCGACTAATACTGGTGGCGAAGCAATGGCTGCTTACTACACACATCGTTGGATTACTGTTTCTAGTAACCAAGACGACGGTTCTGGTAGCTTTGGTCGTAAAGCTCAACGTAAAGTAGTTGTTCAAGCTCTACAAGCAGCAGTTAACAGTAACGATGCAATGCGTGATGATGAGCGTAGAGTGTTTAATTTGATTGCTTGCCCTGGTTATCCAGAGCTAATTGGTGAAATGATTACACTAAACTACGATCGCGGATTAACAGCGTTTGTTGTAGGTGATACACCAGCACGTTTAACACCCGACGCAACAAGCCTATTGAAGTGGGGTTCTAATGAACTACTGGCTAATGAAGACAATGACATCGGTGCAACCAGCTTTGACGAGTACATGGGCATGTTCTATCCATGGGGCTTCTCAAGTGACAACTTTGGTAATAACGTAGTTGTTCCACCAAGCCACATGATTCTAAGAACTATTGCTCTAAGCGATCAAGTTAGCTATCCATGGTTTGCACCAGCTGGTGTACGTCGTGGTGGTATTACTAACGCAACAGCAGTTGGTTATGTTACTGCAGAAGGCGAATTCAGCAGCGTGGCACTAAATGGTGGCCAACGTGATACATTGTACGAGCAGAAGATTAATCCGATCACTTTCTTAACAGGAACGGGATTAGTTAACTACGGTCAAAAGACTCGTGCTCGTGCAGCAAGCTCGTTAGATCGTATCAACGTAGCACGTCTAGTAATTTACTTACGTAGACAATTAAATGCATTGGCTAAGCCATACATCTTTGAACCTAATGACAAGATCACTAGAGATGAGATCAAAGGCGCAGTTGAAGCTCTATTACTAGAGTTAGTGGGACAACGTGCAGTATATGACTATCTAGTTGTATGCGACGAGTCCAACAACACACCTAATAGAATCGATCGTAATGAATTATGGATTGACATTGCTATTGAGCCAGTCAAAGCAGTTGAATTCATCTACATTCCATTACGTTTGAAGAACACTGGCGAGATTGCAGGTCTATAATTAAAGGAATAATAACATGGCAATAGCTTCATTAACAAAATTTACAGTACCTTTAGCTAGCGACCAATCCGCTAGCACACAAGGTATGTTGATGCCAAAACTAAAATATCGCTTCCGTGTGATGTTTGAAAATTTTGGTGTATCAACGCCAACCACTGAACTTACTAAACAAGTTCAAACAGCAGCTCGTCCACAAGTGCAGTTTGCAAATCAAGTAATTGAAATTTACAACAGTAAAATCAACTATGCAGGCAAGCAGACATGGCAACCAATGGCTATCACTCTACGTGATGACGTATCAGGTAATGTTTCTAAGCTAGTTGGCGAACAACTACAGAAACAATTTGACTTTGCAGAGCAGTCTAGTGCGGCAGCAGCTATTGATTACAAGTTTACACTAAGACTTGAAATCTTAGACGGCGGTAACGGCATTAACGCAGCCAATGTTTTAGAAACATGGGAGTGCTATGGTTGCTACTTAACGACAGTTAACTATCAAACACTAGGCTATGGTGAACAAGGTCCTGTAACAATTGATCTTTCTATCCAGCCAGATAACTGTATCCAAGTACCGGGCGGTTCAAGCCTAGGTGGTGTTGGTACAGCAATTGCTCGTGCAGTAGGCACAGCAGCAACTGGTCCAGGTACAAGAGCCTAATAAAAAAGCACCGCAAGGTGCTTTTTTTATGACCATGCATTAACTGCGTGGTTAATCTTTTTGACTAAATATTTGTATGACCAGTAAAGCCACTAGACAGTTTGTTAATAATCTAACACATGCTAAAGGCCTCATGGGCGATTATGCCCATGCAGCCAGGATGTTTGTTGACGACGACATGCGTCTAGCACCAAAGTTAAAATTTCAATATCATGTAAGTTTTAGCATTAACAGTCAGGCATTAAAAAGTTTAAATTTTAAGTATCAGCACCAAAATGAAATTAACATGTTGGTTAAAACTGCTGAATTACCTAAATTTCAAATAGCTACAGAAACACTAAATCAATATAATAGAAAAAAAGTTGTACAAACTAAAATTGATTATCAACCTGTGAATATAGTATTCCACGAAGACAACTTCGGAGTTGTTAGACAACTATGGGAAAACTATTATAGTTATTACTATGCCGATGCAGAAGCTAGTAAAATCTACGGAAACTATAATAGAACTGCAATGTTAGGGCCTGGATTTATTAGAACACCGTATGGTTTAGACAACAACAGTAGTATTCCGTTTTTTAATAATATTACTATCTACCAATTTGGTCGTAGACAATTTACCAGTGCAACATTAGTTAATCCAGTGATTTCACAGTGGAGTCATGACACTATGAATTATGCAGATAGTGGGCCTGCACAAAACACTATGACGCTGGCCTACGAAGCAGTAAACTACGGATCAGGATCTGTATCGCCAAACAATCCTCCGGGATTTGGTGTTGATCATTACGATACAACACCTAGTCCTCTGTCATTAGGAGGCGGCGGCACAAATACAGTATTTGGTAGTGGTGGTGTGCTTGCAGGCATTTCTGATGTGTTTGGCAGAGTTGCATCGGGACAGGCATTTAACAGTCCTTTAGATTTTATCAGTACTGCTATTACAGCAGTTAACACTTATCAGAATTCAAAGAATTTGACCAAGGCAGGCGTCAGTCAAGAATTTACCAATATTGCTGTCAAGGGCATAACTAATGTAGGCCGTGCTGGCGCAGGGTCAGTTAATAATACAGTGTTTCCCGTTAACGATTCTGGAAACGCAAACATAACAATTGCTAAACCTAGAAGCATAAACGGTGGTGGTTAACAATGGCTGATAAAAATCAAAACATTCCCTCAGAAAGTACATCAAGCTCAGAAGAAGTTAGAGCATTCTTTGACAAGTATTTTCTGCATCAAATAACATTTCCAACAAATCAAATCGATGCAGTATTTGGATATTTTCTAAAAAGAGGATTTGACGAAGCTGCCGCAAGAAGTGTTAGTATAGTGTTGTTAAATCAAGCAAGATTAGAAAACATTAATCCTTTTAAACTTATTGATACCTTAAAAGGTGTAACTGATTCTCAACTAAGTTCGGTAGTTGCAGAAGTACAAAACGTATATAGAGAAAAAACTTCTTTCTTAGGGTTTAAACTTGCTAATGTAGAAGAAACTACAGAAAGCAGAAACATCAAACAATGAGTCGTAGATTTGCCCAGGGTAAGTATACAGTTGTAAACCCAGACAAATATGTAGGCAATCGTCAACCTACATACAGAAGTTCTTGGGAGTGGCAGTTTATGCGATTCTGCGACAGCAATCCTAACATTATAAAATGGGCCAGCGAAGCTGTTAGCATACCTTACAAAGATCCGTTTACTGGCCGACAGACAATTTATGTACCAGATTTCTTTATACAATATGCAGATGCTAAAGGCAAAATGCAAGTTGAATTAATTGAAGTAAAACCGCAAAATCAAACGCTACAAGAAAAAGTTGGCAAGAATCGCAACAATCAACTACAGTATGCAAAGAATCAAGTAAAGTGGCGGGCAGCATACGCATGGTGCGCACAACAAGGTATTAAGTTTAGAATACTTACTGAACAAGACTTATTCCATAATGGCAGAGTAGGATAAGTAATATTATGAAAAAACTTGAAGAAATCTTAAACTTGCCCGAAAGCAAAAAAACTATTAAAAAAGCTGAAAAAGAACAATCTGTAGAAGCAGTACAGCCTTTGCTTAGGGACATGTCAGAGTTTGACAAAATTGCAGCAGCTTTACCACAGGTTAAAGGTCTAGGTGATATTAGCGACACTGAGTTTGATGCACTGGCCCAACGTGCTACAGACGCATTTGATGACTTAATGGATCTAGGGATGAATGTAGAAGCAAGATATTCCGGAAGAGTTTTTGAAGTAGCAGGTTCAATGCTTAAAAATGCCATTGATGCAAAAGCAGCAAAAATTGATAAAAAGCTAAAGATGATTGAATTGCAGATCAAAAAACAAAAACTCGATCAAGATGCAAATCAAGAAGATCAAGGTATAGATGTTTCGGGCACAGGTGTTATTGTTACAGATCGTAACAGCCTCATCGAAAAACTTAAAAATATGAATAAATAATAGACTAGGACTGCGAGCATGAAATCATTTGTAGAATATCTATCAGAAAGCCAGGAAGCAAAAAAGTATGCTTTCAAAATTAAAATAGCAGGAGATCTTCCGGAAAACTGTGAAGATGTAATGGAGACTGCTCTTAAAAAATACGAAGTAGCTAAGTTTGCAAAAACTAAAACTACCCCTATTCAAAGTAAACTTCCAGATTTTCCACAAATGGAAAATGCTGCCGTAACAGTGTTTGATGTTGAGCTTACATATCCAACAACCAGCACTGTATTACACAATTACCTAATTCAAGAAACAGGTGTTGATTCTTGCTGTATTAAAGTGCGTAGTCCTTTAGAAGAAGCAGAAGCAGAATTAAATGCTGAAAATCAAGAGATGGAAAAAGGCAAAGCACTTTTAACACAAGATTACCAAAAAGAAAATAATCAAAATACAGTAGGCGACAAAGGTGTTAGTAATTTCTTAAAAGAATTATCTAAGGCTCGTAAAGATACAGAACCTACACAGTATAAAGGCGTGAATGATGCTATCCTAGCAAAGAAAGCTCCTAAAGAAAAATCACAAGAACAAGCTAAACCTGTTGCTGGCAAAAGTCCAATTGGTTCTGCTAAAGGAAAATAATTATGAACTTTAACGAACTATTCCAGAAAATGAGAGAGCTGGATCAACCAGTAACTGAAGAACCAAATGAAGGTAATGCCTTCAGCGGCGCACTTGATGCTGCCAAAGATGCCGGCAAAGATGAATTTGAAGTTGACGGCAAAACTTTTCAAGTAAAAGAAGATGATGTTGAGGAGTGCGGAATGGGTCCAATGCCTAGCATGAATCAAGAACAACAAGATACTGTTACTATGAATTTAAGCATGAATGGATCTGGTTCGGGTGGCATTCGCGATCTATTAGATATATTAAAAAACATCGACGGTGAAGATGGCAGCGACGAACAGTTAGGTAAACTAATGGGCAAAATGGACAAAGAACCTATTATTGGTAATGCTGACATGCCGATGGATGAGTATGCAAACAGCCCAGACGAGGCATACGGTACTGTAGGTGATGTTACTCCCACAGGTAACGATCTGCACAGCAAAGGTGCAGAAGCTGAAAAAGTTAACGGTGGCGGGAACCCATTCGGTGTTGACGAAGAGTTAATTAATCGTTTAGCAAGCATGTACGAGTCTATTAAATCAAGAGACACCGTTAATGAGACATTAAATGAGTTTGATGTTAAATTAATGCAGCCTACTAATGCAAACACTAATCGTATGTTTGGTGCTAACATTGCTGGGACTCCAGAAGTAAAAGCAATTGTTGCACAAATGAAGCCTGAGGATTACGTAGAAACTAATAAATTTAAACAACAGTACCCAAGTGCAGACACTTACTTAGAAAAAAATAAATGGCGTGATGTTGTAATGGGTCGACAGCATCAGGATATGTATAATTTTGTACAGCGTTATAATAGAGATAACAATAATTTGTCAATTGCTCAGTGGTTAGAAAAGGCAAAGAATTCTATCAAAGGTGCAGTTACTGGACAACCAGCAGAACCAGTAAGTTACAACGCGGCACGATTTGATCCAAATGCTCGAGGATACGGCCAGGATGTTACCAAACCTGAAAAAGCATTTCCAATGAAAGAATCAAATGAAATTGTTAAGTTAAGCAAGATGCTCAACGGCTAATCAGATTTAATCTTACTCAAAGCGACCCATAGGGTCGCTTTTTTATTGTAAATAGTATTATGGCAAGTAAATCATTAGATGGCGTTCTTACAAAAAAAGCGCATACCCGAGAAACCTTCACTGAGCGACACATTGAAGATTTAGTCGCATGTTCTGACCCCACTAACGGGTATCATTATTTTTGCAGTAACTATTTTTACATCCAGCATCCTGTTAGAGGTAAGATGTTGTTTGAACCATTTGAATATCAAACACGATTATTAGACGCATATCATAATCACAGATTTAATGTAAACATGTTGCCTCGTCAGATGGGCAAGACTACCTGTGCGGCAGGATATCTATTATGGTTTGCCATGTTCCATCCAGACCAAACAATTTTAATTTCAGCGCACAAATTTACTGGCTCGCAAGAAATTATGCAACGTATAAGATATGCTTATGAGTTGTGCCCTGATCATATACGCTCAGGAGTTGTAAACTATAACAAAGGGAGTATTGAATTTGATAATGGATCACGTATTGTCTCTACAACTACTACTGGTAACACAGGTCGTGGTATGTCTATTTCCCTACTATACTGTGACGAGTTTGCCTTTGTACCTCCAAATATCGCCGATGAGTTTTGGACTTCAATTTCCCCGACACTAGCCACTGGTGGTCGAGCAATTCTAACGTCAACCCCTAACAGTGACGAAGATACATTTGCTATCATTTGGAAAGAAGCTAATAAAAAGTTTGACGAATTTGGCAACGAACAACTAATCGGTG